TATATAGCTAGTATAGCATAATTCTGAACAGAAGTCAAGCATTATTTAATATTATTGGTTAATTAACTGCTGTAAAGCTTCTATGTAGTCTCTATGTAGTCTCTACGTAGTCTCTATGTAGTTCCTTTATAGGCGGATTCTCAGCCGTAACAGCGTCTCCGCAGTGGCCGTTATAGCCTTTAGCTATCAACTACTTAGCCTATATAGCTATTTGTTATAACTGTGTTGCTATTTAGTCTAATTTACCTCTTTTTTGTATCTGGGCGGGTACAGTAACAACTCTGCCGACTACGCCCCCTCCCCCGGCCCTGTTTAGCACAGACTACAGCGATTGTCAAGCCTAGAAAGTGACTATATAGGCTATATTGGTCACGCTAGCGACCTGGCACAGGCTGCACAGACTGTCAAGTCTTTAATGTGACTATGTAGGCTATGTTGGTCACTGGAGTTTCTGTACAGTGAAGTGAGAGTGTGGTAGTGGGTACTATATAGACTACCATGACCAGGATAGCCAATGCGGTCACATTATGTAGTTGACTATGTAGCAGCTGTGTAGTATTCGCACGCGCACGCGTTAATAAATAGTAGCTATAAAATTAATTTAAAAATAATTAAAATAATATTGAACTAATCCGAAACACTATTGACTAAGTAATACCACAACAAACAACACACTACTAAATAGGAAATACAGATATGACAAACAAAATAAACTTAAAAGACCGCAACACTATCGAACTGCTAAAAAGCGCAGTAATGACTAAACAGTCTGATATCAAAGAACAGCGCAGAGCGAAAGAAGATTTAAGCGATCTAGACTTTTATAGGTATGAGCAGGTAATAGCAGAATATGCGTTATTGGAAGCGCAGTTAAGACTAGAATGGCGTCTAGCATTTAATAAAGAATTCACTGACCAAGATGACCCCATTGAAGTTAAAAAGGATAAACTCGAAGCAGATATTTGTAGGTTAAATGTTGATAAGGCGCAACAGAATCTAGACATAGCAGACTCAGACTATAGACTGGCATTGTCGCAAAAATAATAACTAGCTAGTTTATCAGGTAGCATTGGCGACAGTGTTACCGCATAAACTAACTACAATGACACATAGGTGATAACAATCATGATTACTACGCAATGGGTTATAAAGACACTAGGCAAAAAACGATTAGCTATGATTGAAGATATATCCGTAGAGTGTGGCGTGATAGACATAATGATGTTTGACAATTACGCTAATTCTGAAGGCGAGACAATGGTTATAATTGACTATGGTTTCCATGAAACAAATAAAACTGATTTAAAACGCGAATTAATCAGCAGAGTAGATCAAATGAGAGAGGTGACACAATGAATAGCGCACTAGTACGCAAACAAAAACGCCAGGCCAGGATAGACTTTCTAGTCTCTGTAATTGGGTATAGCACCATAGCAGCCATCAATTACTTGCTGTTTACTGGCGTTTTCTTTATGATCAACAATCCACTATCGACAATAATTAACTAGGGAGTTAATGCAATGCACAACATAACCAATAGCGAAATAAAGCAGAGCAATTTAATAAACGACAATGCTAAACAATGGGCGCTGGATCATATTGACTATCTCAATAAACCAATGCAGTTTTTCGGCAGTAGTACAAAGCTGGAAAAGGGGTCAGATAAATACGATAGCTATGTAATGTATTTACAACCCGCTGATAAAGTATCAGTAAAAACGCTCTGTTCATTTGCCGATAAAGCGGGATGCAAAGAACCATGCCTAATCGATAGCGGTCAATTGGGAATGTCTACCGGACAGAATGCCGCAACAAAGCGCACTATATTAATGCTATTAAGACCAGACTATTTCAAGTCTAAAATATTAGCAGAAATTGATAAAGCAGAGCGCAAAGCATCAAAGCCTAATCAATTACCCGCATTATTCCGATTGAATGGTACTAGTGATTTAGATTTTAGCGATATATATAAAGCGCGACCAAATAGCCAGTTTTATGATTATACAAAGGAATTGTCGCGCGTCCGTAAAAATACGCTTGTAAACTATGATTTGACATTTTCTGGCAGTATGTACAGTAAGCAAAGTAGGGCGGCATTGCGTAAAGCAGTTACAGCGGGTCACCGCATAGCAATGGCATTTAATACAAAGCTAATTGCAAGTGATAGTTTAACAATACCAGATAATCTATCTAATTTTGATAAAACTGATTTGCGGCATCTTGACGATAAAGTTATTGGCGCATTGACGCGCAAAGGCAGCAATAAAAAGCAGCGCGCTTACGATGATGCACACAGCAATAGTTTTTTTGTTACTAGTGCCAATCTAAAGCAGTTTAAAGACATAATTAAAACAGTAGAGGTTTAACATGTATACAATGACTAATGACGATATAAAGGCATATTATGACGGTAGTAATATCACACTGGCAGAGTTATCAGCAATAACGGGTAAAACTGTAAAGCAATTAAAAACAATTTTAATGGAGCGGTAGAACAATGACAGAATATAACGACGGTACTGGTCAATGGCATTCTGAAACAATGGCACTATATGCAAAAAAGGATAGTGACAGTCTAATTTACATATTGCGCGATTGTCACCAAGCTATTTGTGCTAATCCAGAGAATCCCAAATGCGGGCAATATCAAGATCAAATGCATTATGCGGGCATGGAATTAAAGAAGCGCGGGTACGAGTTTATAATTAAAGAAAAATGCATTGCAGAGACCAAACTATTACAAACTACATACTTTGCTAATAGTGCTAATCAAAAAACATTAGCAGAGCATTGGGCGCGATTGCGTCGAGAATATCCCGCAATAGAGAGGGCTGAGTAATGAAAACAGAACCATATAAAACAGAGTGCGATAATTGCGGCCAATTAAATTGTGACGGCTTATATTATTCCAACATTAATTACATAGGCGAACATAAAATTTGTGATGGCTGTTTAAAACAGATTAAAAAAGACAATAAAGAAAACTAATTTCCCCTAGTGTTGTTGCAATCCTTTACCCTAGTGTCACAGCTAGGGTTTTTTTTGTCTGTAATATGCCGAGCTAATATAAGCCGTTTTAAGCCTATTTAGTTGCAGCCTATACCCTAGCACCAATAACCAGGTAAACTCTGTTAAAACGCATTCTATGGCGTTCTATGGCGTATTACTGTGCAGCACAGCGTTGTTTGCTATTGTCGCCAGTGTTTAAACTTTGTTTAACTTGTTTCCCGTAATAGAGAGACAACAGAGAGACAATAGAGAGACAATAGAGAGAGAGCAGAGAGAGTTTAAAACGTGACCGAAAAGCTGATTTGGGTCACAAAATAGGCTTGGGAGAGTTGAACTACTGGAGAGAGTAGTGTCAAATGCTACGGACTTTTTTAACCAATAGAGAGAGAGACAATGAACAAAATAGATATCGAACGTAAAATAAAACACCACGTAAAACAACGCGATTACTACTCAGGCACTAGACGCGCAAAAAAACTGTGGCAGGGTGAAATTAATAAACTTAAAAAGTTATTGGATCAAATAGAGAGGTGACAATGCGAGAGAGTAACTTTGCATTTTTCAGTGATATTGAAGATAACGACACCAGGACTGCTGCTATCAATGAATTCGTTGATATAGTGCAGAGTTTACCGTATAGATGCGGTGTTGAAGTGTTAACAGCGATTAGAGAGAGAGTGATTCTGGACTATATAGTCAATAATAGCGTTGATATAGATGTTTAAGAGGTAATAATTGTTATTAACTTTAAAAAGCATTAAAGAAACTATATAGTCATATATTCTACCATAAACTTAGGAGATTTTATAGATGGGACGAAAAATTAGGTATTATCGCAATGAAACAACAGACCCTAGACTAGAGAGGGGCAAACTGTATACAATGCACGTATTAGCTAAACTGGTTAAACAGTCACCGACTACTATACGCAGTAGAGTAGGTACTGGCGACACTGTTACTGATGAACATTTTATAAGTAAGAAAGTAACGCGATCTATATGGCCTGTATTTGAGACAGAGATACAGGAAAAATCAGCACAATGGTTAAGGAGAAAGTTATAATGTTTAAAAAATATATGTTAGAAGGAACGCTAGATCCAGAGATACAAGCAGTCTTTAAAGCGGCAGCAGATATCAGCAATGGTGTTTTTAGCTTGCAAGAGGCCGCTAATCACTATAAGGTACACCCGTCAGTGATTGTACAGTTCATTGCTGAGAGTACAGAGTACGATATGATATTTTCTAAATTCACTGAGGAGAAACAGTAATGGGCAGAAACTGGAATGGTAGTTGTGAAGACTGGTTGCATGGTGATGAGCCACATGGTTTTGATTTGCCAGACGCAGACGATTACCCGCCTATGGAGCAATGGGAGATTGATGAGGCTAAGGCTGAGATATTGGCAGACATTGAAAACGATAACGAACGTATAGAGGAGAAATTAAAATGATGTTATTCGGTAGAATGCTAAGTGTGGAGTTAATTAACGGTTGCGGTTTATTTCTGGAGTTTGCCGACAGTAGAGCAGTGTGGGTGTATAACAGAGAGACTGAGCAGACTGAGGCTATGCCCTTT